AAATACTATCAGTTGAGTTATATACCTTATTATGAATCATATTAAAATAACTTTTTGAGGAAGAAAGTATGGCATTTCAAGTTTCGCCTGGCGTAAAGGCATATGAAATCGATGCTCCGAATACTGTAGCAGGCGTATCTACGTCTACCGGCGCCTTTGCCGGCCCATTCGCATGGGGTCCAGTAGAAGAAATCGTGACAGTTGGTTCTGAAGCCGAACTAACAGCAACATTTGGTACTCCAGATTTGACTACTAATAAGTCATTCTTGGTTGCTGCAAATTATCTAATGTATTCACAAGCACTGCGAGTTGTACGAGCATCTGCCGGTCAATTAAACGCGGATGACGCCGGTGCAGCAGTGGCCAATACATTAATCAAAAACAAAGACGACTATGATGCGACAGCTTCTTTTGTGGTTGGATCGACGTGGGCAGCCAAATACGGCGGTGCACTAGGTAATGCTATTCAAGTTGAAGTTTGTTCTTCTGGTGGCGGCTTTACTGGTTGGGCTCATGAGAAGTTATTCTCAGCTGCTCCTGGTACATCTACATTTGCAACTGGTTTAAGTATTACTGATGACGAATTACACGTTGTTATATCAGATGCTTCTGGTGCAATTTCTGGGACGGCCGGTACAGTGTTGGAAATTTATGCTCACGTTTCTCAATTAGCAGACGCTAAGAAAACTAACGGTTCTAATAACTACTACAAAGATGTACTTAACGCTGATTCAGCATGGGTATGGTGGACTGGTCATAGTTCTACCGAACTAACTCAGGCCGGTTCTTTATCAGCAGCTGTTACTGGTGCAATGGATAATCACACTGATCTCATTACTACATTGATGAGTGGTGGTGTAGATGATAATTCACCTACAGATGGTGACTTAGGAACTGCATATAACATGTTCTCTAATAAAGAATTGGTTGATGTTGATCTAATCATCGGTGGTTCTGTTTCTACTACATTAGCTAACACACTTGTAACTATTGCAGAATTACGTAAAGACGCTGTTGTATGTCTTTCACCTACTGCAACAGATATTACTTCTGCTTTGGTTATTGCATGGGGTAACGCAATTACTAAGTCTACATATGCAATCTTAGATTCTACTCTTATTAAAGTATATGATAAGTATAATGATGTCTATGTTAATATCGCCGCTTCAGGTGCTGTTGCCGGTTGTATGGCAGCGACAGACGATGTTGCTGATCCTTGGTTCTCTCCTGCTGGTGTATCACGTGGACAAATCCGCGGTGTCACTAAGTTGGTATGGAATCCTACACAACTAGAACGTGATGACTTATACAAAGTAAGTATTAACCCTATCGTTGCTATTCCTGGTCAAGGAACAATGTTATTCGGTGATAAGACTAACTCTGGTAAGCCTTCTGCATTCGATCGTATTAACGTACGTAGATTGTTTATAGCTGTAGAGAAAGCAATTTCTGCTGCGGCACGCGGTATGTTGTTTGAATTCAACGACGAGTTTACTCGCTCGCAATTCAAGAACTCAGTTGAACCATTCTTGCGTGATGTGAAAGGTCGACGTGGTGTTACAGACTTCAAAGTAGTTTGTGATGAGACTAATAACGGTCAAGGTATTGTTGATTCTAACCAGTTTGTTGCAGGTATATACCTTAAGCCATCTCGTTCTATTAACTTTATCACATTGAACTTCATCGTTTCTAGAAGCGGCGTAGAGTTCACTGAGATCTCAGGATAATAAGGGAGAAATAATATGGCTATTTTAGGCGTTGACGACTTTAAGTCAAAATTAACAGGTGGCGGTGCAAGACCCAACCTATTCAAAGCAACATTGAACTTCCCTACTGGGATTGTTACTGATAACGAGAAAGCATCCTTTATGTGTAAAGCTGCTTCATTACCTTCATCGGTAATTGCTCCTATCATGATACCATTCCGTGGACGTCAGCTACAAATTGCTGGTGATAGAACGTTCGAACCTTGGACTGTTACTATCATCAATGATACTGATATGTCTGTTCGTGATGCGTTTGAAAAGTGGATGAACTCTATCAATAATCATACAACAGGCGGCGGTGCTACCGATCCTTCTTCGTATATTTCTGATATGGCTATCGAGCAATTGGATAAAGCAGGTAATTCACTTAAGAAGTACGATATCAAAGGTGTTTGGCCAACAAACGTCTCAGCAATTGAATTGTCGTATGATACAGCTGATACAATCGAAGAGTTCACAGTTGAACTTCAAGTGACATATTGGGAATCTGCGGGAATCACTAGCTAGTATAAATAATGATATAATATAGGGGAGTTCGCTCCCCTGTTCTTGATATAATAATAGGATAGTATAAAATGGCAGAAATATTTGGTTTTTCAATCAATCGATCAAAGGCTGATAAAGAAAACGACAAGAAAACTTCTTTCGTTGCTCCTGATGATGATGACGGTGCAAGTTATATTGCGTCTGCCGGTAATCACTACGGTCAGTACATTGACGTAGATGGTGACAAGGCAAAGGATACTAAAGAGTTAATTCTTAAGTACCGAGCTGCTGCACAGATAACTGAATGCGATGCTGCTATCGAAGATATTATCAATGAAGCGCTTGTTGCGGATTCAGTTAAAGGTCCTATATCAATATCCTTAGACGAATTAGAAGTATCTGCATCCATTGCTAATAAGATTCGTGATGAATTTGATACTATTATTAAACTGACCAAGGTCAATACCAAAGGTCATGACTTATTCCGTAAGTGGTACATCGACGGTAGATTGTATCATCATATCATGGTAGACGAAAAGTCGGCTGCTCGTGGTATTCTCGAAGTACGATATATTGATCCTACTCGAATCCGTAAAGTAAAAGAACTAATTAAAGATAAAGACCCCAAGACTGGTACAGAAGTTATCAAGGGTGTTAAAGAATATTATCTCTATCAGACAAATAATATGATGAATAAAGAAGAAGCTCTGCGTATTACTCCAGATGCTATATCTTATATAACGTCAGGTCTGATGGATCCAGAGAGAAACAAAGTTTTATCTCATATACATAAAGCACTGAAGCCTGCAAACCAATTACGTTTGTTAGAAGATTCAGTTGTAATATATAGAGTATCACGAGCGCCAGAGCGACGTATATTCTATATCGATGTAGGTAACTTGCCAAAGTCCAAGGCCGAATCTTATCTCCAGGGCATCATGAATAAATACCGCAATAAGATGGTATACGATGCAAGTACTGGTGATATTAAAGATAGCAAGACTCATATGTCTGCATTGGAAGATTTTTGGTTACCTCGTCGTGAAGGTGGTCGTGGTACAGAGATTTCTTCATTACCGGGTGGCACAAACCTTGGTGAGATCGAAGATATTATGTACTTCCAAAAGAAGCTATATAAATCATTGAATGTACCGGTAGGCCGTCTTGAGTCTGAGTCATCGTTCTCTATGGGTCGTTCTACTGAGATCACACGGGACGAAGTTAAGTTCTCTAAATTCATAGCACGTCTTAGATTAAAATTCTCTGACCTGTTTCTAGGTCTATTAAGAACTCAATTATTACTTAAGAAGATTATCTCTGCAGAAGATTGGGAAGAGTATAAGGATGACATCAAAGTTATCTTTGAAACTAACGTCCACTTTGCCGAGCTTAAAGCTGCTGAAGTATTACGTGAGCGTGTAGATACTCTTACTAATATGGAACAACATATCGGTACATATTATTCTCGTGAATGGGCTCGTAAGAACGTCCTTATGCAGACAGAAGAAGAGATCAAAGAACTCTATAAGCAGATCGAAGACGAGAAAGAATCTGGTGAAATCGATGATGATGTATTAGATGCAGACGGTGATGGTGATTTTGATGTCGATGATGTAAAAGAAGTCGAAGATCAGAAGCCATTAGAAGTCAAAAAAGATGAAAAGCCGGCAAAACCTGCTGATAAGGCTAAAACATAAAAACGTATAAATAATGAATAGGAATAAACATGACTGATGTAACAGATTTAATTAACAGTATTAACTCAGATGATAAGTCTGGTTCTGCTGATATGTTCAAAGATATAATGGCAACTAAAATGTTGGCTGCTATCGATGCTAAGCGTGTTGAAGTTGCTGCTACAGTCTATAAGAAGGAAGCACCACAAGATGAAGACGTTTAAATCTCTACGGAAAAATCTATTAGAATTAAAGATGGCCTTTAAGGTTCCTAAGGGTGAAACCTTAATTACTTCCTTTGACATCGGCAAGAAGCCAAATACAAAAGATGCGCATGTAACTAAGAAAGGTTCTTTGTTTAATGTGTATGTCGATGGTGACAAATTAGACACTTACTCATCTGAAAAGGATGCAGTTAAGTCAGCAAAAGAATTT